TTAATAATAGAACTAAACACGATGCTTCAATAAGTTCTGGTTTAGCGATTATGGCTTGTAATAAAAATAAATATAGACCTGTTGCCGAAACTATAAAACAAGTTGTTAATTTAAGCTTTTCTAAATATGACAATAAGGGTGATAAATCAAAAATAATTAATAGATGAAATTAAACACTGGTATTAATAGTGCGTTTCCAAGTCAGATGGTATCTGAGGAAGAAAAGAAAAGTTTAGAATATGGATTATTAGTTGGGCAAGCTATTGAATATGAATGGTTTAGAGGAGGTAGAGTAAATGGTAGCAGATGGAACACAGGTTATGAAAACTTTCACAATTTAAGATTATACGCTAGAGGAGAACAAAACGTACAAAAATATAAAGATGAATTATCTATTAATGGTGATTTATCTTATTTAAATTTAGACTGGAAACCGGTTGCTATCATACCTAAATTTGTAGATATAGTTGTAAATGGTATTTCATCTAAAGAATATGATTTAAATGCTTATGCTCAAGATCCTTTTTCTTTAAAACAAAGAACTGATTATGTAAGTAGTATATATAGAGATATGATGGCTAAAGAATATCTTGATAATATACAACAAACAACTGGTATGAATTTATATAATTCAGATCCAAAAGTATTACCACAGTCTAAAGAAGAATTAGAAATACACATGCAGCTTAATTATAAGCAGTCTGTAGAAATTGCTGAAGAAGAAGCTATAAATAATACATTGGCTTTTAATAAATATCAATTAACTAAAAAAAGAATAATTGAAGATATAGTTACTATTGGTATTGGAGCTGTTAAAACAAGTTTTAATAAATCAGAAGGTGTTGTAGTAGATTATGTTGATCCTGCTAATTTAGTTTATTCTTACACTAATGATCCTAACTTTGAAGATGTATATTATGTAGGTGAAATAAAGTCTATGACACTGGCTGAGATTAAAAAAAGGTTTCCATACCTTACAGATAAAGAACTAGAAATGATGGTTAGGTATCCAGGTCGTGATGGTTATATCGCTAACCCTAACTATGATAAAGACTTAGTACAAATATTGTTTTTTGAATATAAAACATTTATTGATCAAGTTTTTAAAATTAAAAAAACCGATACAGGTCTAGAAAAAACATTAGAAAAGCCGGACACTTTTAATCCACCAGAAAGTGATAATTTTGATAGAATATCAAGATCAATAGAAGTATTATTTAGTGGTGCTAAAGTAATGGGCGTTCCACAAATGCTAGAGTGGAAATTAGCAGAAAATATGACTAGACCTAAAAGTGATTTAACTAAGGTTAAAATGAATTATGTTATATGTTCACCTAGTTTATATCAAGGACGTATAGAATCTTTAGTTAGTAGAATAACTGGTTTTGCTGATTCAATACAATTAACTTCTTTAAAACTACAACAGGTAATTGCAAGGATGGTGCCGGACGGTGTTTTTGTAGACGTAGATGGTTTAGCAGAAGTCGATTTAGGTAATGGTACTAATTATAATCCACAAGAAGCATTAAACATGTATTTTCAAACTGGTAGTATAGTTGGTAGAAGTTTAACTCAAGACGGTGACCCTAATAGAGGTAAAGTACCTATACAAGAATTACAAACGTCAAGCGCTAATGGAAAAATATCTTCATTAATAAGCACTTATCAATATTATTTACAAATGATAAGAGACGTAACAGGTCTTAATGAAGCGCGTGATGGCAGTTTACCAGACAAGGACTCTTTAGTCGGATTGCAAAAAATGGCTGCCAACGCTTCTAATATTGCAACTAAACATATATTAGATGCTAGTTTATATTTAACATTAAGAACTTGTGAAAATATATCATTAAGATTAGCTGATGCTTTAGAATTTGACTTAACTAAACAAGCTTTAATGCAAAGTATATCATTAACTAATACTCAAAATTTAGAAGAATTAAAAAATCTTCATTTATATGATTTTGGTATTTATATGGAACTAGAGCCTGATGACGAAGAAAAAGCTAAATTAGAACAAAATATACAAGTAGCTTTACAAAGCGGTCAAATATTTTTAGAAGATGCTATTGATATTAGAGAAGTTAAAAATATTCAGTTAGCTAATCAAATATTAAAATATAGAAGAATACAAAAACAAAAACAAGATCAAGCTGCTCAACAACAACAAATACAAGCTCAAGCACAAGCAAACGCTCAAGCTTCTGAACAAGCGGCTCTTAATGAAGTTCAAAAACAAGAAGCTTTAGCAAATACAAAAATACAAATAGAGCAAGCAAAGTCTCAGTTTGAAATACAAAGAATGGAGCAAGAGGCGTTAATTAAAAAACAATTAATGGCTGAAGAGTTTAATTATCAATTACAATTAGCTCAAGCAGACGCTTCTAAAATTAAAGAAAAAGAAAAATTAATTGAAGATCGAAAAGACGAAAGAACTAGAATACAAGCAACTCAACAATCAAAGCTTATTGAACAACGTCAAAACGATTTATTACCTACAGATTTTGAATCTGCTGGAAACGATAATTTAGGCGGTTTTGGTTTAGAACAATTTGAACCACAATAAACTACTTATTAATTTATATTATATTATATTATGTCAGAACAAGTAAAACAAGAGGGTACTTTTAAAGTTAAAAGGCCTAAAAAACTAGTAAAAAAAGATGGACCTATTAAAGTAGATTTATCTAAAATTAATCAACCAAAAGAAGAAGAAAAAGATGCCGTTCAAGTCGGAGAAACAAAGGAGGTGGCTGTGGAAGAACAAACCGGAGATAGCCCTCAAGTGGACAAACCAGTATCAGAGCCCCAAAAGGTTCCTGAAGATAAAGAAGAAAAGCCAATAATCGAAGAGGTTATTGAAGAAGAAAAGCCTGTAGAAGAAAAAGTAGAAGAAGATATTGTAGAGTTAGGCGAAAAAATAGAAGAAAAAGCTATTGCTCCTACTCCTGAAGAGTCAAGAGAAATAGCTAAACTACCTGATAATATTGAAAAAGTCGTAGACTTTATGAAAGAAACAGGTGGTACATTAGAAGACTATGTTAGACTTAATGCGGATTATTCTAATATAGATAATGATTCTCTTTTAAGAGAATATTATAAACAAGCCAAGTCACACTTAACGTCAGAGGAAGTTAACTTTATGATTGAAGATAATTTTTCTTTTGATGAAGAGGTAGACGAGGAGCGAGACGTCCGTAAAAAGAAGCTCGCTTATAAAGAAGAGGTTGCAAAAGCTAAACAGCATTTAGAAGGTTTAAAAGGTAAGTATTACGAGGAAATCAAGTTGAGACCTGGTGTTACACAAGACCAACAAAAAGCTATGGACTTTTTCAACCGATACAACGAAGAGCAAAACACGGCTCAACAACAACATGAAGATTTTAAATCTAACACTAAAAAATATTTTACTGATGATTTCAAAGGTTTTGATTTCCAAGTCGGCGAAAAAAAATTTAGGTATGGGGTTAAAAATCCTGATGATGTTGCAACTAAACAATCAAATATTACAAACACAATTAAGAAGTTCTTAGATTCAAAAGGTAATGTAAAAGATGTTAAAGGTTATCACAAAGCTATGTATGCCGCAGACAATGTTGACAAAATTGCACAACATTTTTATGAGCAAGGTAAATCCGATGCTACTAAAGATCTTGTTGCTAAATCCAAAAATATAACAGAAGACAGTAGGCCATCGCCAACTGGAGAAGTTATGGTTGGAGGATTTAAAGTTAAAAGTGTAAGCGGTCTTGATTCTTCAAAACTGAAGATTAAAACAAGAAAATTTAACTAAAACTAAAAATTATTAATTATGGGACAAATTTCTCCTGTGTTTGGAAGTATAGTACCTTCTCAACAACAATTAGCGCTACAAGGTAACTACTTGGCGTTTAATACTGGTGGTGCAAATGATTTTATCCAGCAGTACCTACCTGAAGTTTACGAACAAGAGGTAGAAAGATATGGAAACAGAACGTTAAACGGTTTCCTTAGAATGGTTGGCGCTGAAATGCCAATGACATCTGATCAGGTTATCTGGTCGGAGCAAAATAGATTACACATTTCTTATGACAATGTAAACCAAACTGGTGGTGCAGGTTCTGTTCAATTAGAATTTGCATTAGGTGGTAACCCTGCGGTTGCTAACGCTATTTTTCCTAACGACACAATTGTTGTTATGAACCCAGCAACTGGTGTTACAATTAAAGCTGTTGTAAGAAGCAGTGTGCCTGCAGGTATAGGCCAAAGAGTAATTGCTTATCCTTTTACTGCTGCTAACTTTGATGCTTTAGGAGTTGGAGCTACAAACTTAAAAATGTTTGTTTATGGTTCTTTATTTGCTAAAGGATCTAATGGACCTATTGATGCTGGTGGTAACGCCGGAACTTATAAGTCTATACAACCTACGTTTACTCAATACTCTAACAACCCTATTATAATCAAAGATTCTTTTGAAATCAACGGTTCTGATATGGCTCAAATTGGTTGGGTAGAAGTTGCTACAGAAGACGGTACATCAGGATACTTATGGTATCTAAAGTCTGAGTCTGAAACAAGACTAAGATTTGATGACTATTTAGAAATGGCAATGGTTGAAGGTGAGCTAGCTACAGGTGCTGGTGGTTCAAGTTTTGCTGCTCAGGTAGCTAACATACCAGGATTTGGTTTTGCTGGAGCTGCTGCTTTAGGTACTCAAGGTCTTTTTGCTGCTATTCAAGCAAGAGGTAACATTATGTCTGGTTTCTCAGCTGGTACAGGTTTATCTGACTTTGATCAAGTACTTAAAAACTTAGATACTCAAGGTGCTATCGAAGAAAACATGCTTTTCTTAAATAGAGACTTAGATTTAGATTTTGATGACATGCTAGGACAAATCTCCGGTGGTATCGCTGGTGGTGTTGCTTATGGTTTGTTTGAAAATTCTGAAGACATGGCGCTTAACCTTGGTTTTTCTGGTTTCAGAAGAGGTTCTTATGACTTCTATAAAACTAGCTGGAAATACTTAAATGACGCTTCTACGAGAGGTGCTGTTGCTGTAAGTAACATCGAAGGTGTATTGATACCTGCTGGAACTTCAACTGTTTATGACCAACAACTTGGTACTAACATTAGAAGACCTTTCTTGCACGTAAGATATAGAGCTTCACAAACTGAAGATAGACGATACAAAAACTGGATCACAGGATCTGCTGGTGGTGCTTACACTACTAACTTAGATGCTATGCAAGTTAACTGGTTGTCTGAAAGATGTTTGGTTACTCAAGCTGCGAATAACTTCGTATTATTCCAACAGTAAAATTGCTTTAAAGTTTATCTCCGTCTTAACGGCGGAGATATTCTTTATTTATTAATTATATTATATTATATCATGTCAAAAACTAAAGAAATAAAAGCCCCTAAATGGGAGATTAAAGATAGAAGATATTATCTTTTAAATGGCGCAGAACCATTAACTTTTACGTTGCATTCAAAAAATTCAAGAAGATCACCACTAATGTGGTTTGATGAAGAAAAAGGAGAACAAAGAGAATTAAGATACGCAACTAATCAAAATTCACCACTTGTAGATGAACAAAAAGGTGAAATAATTTTAGGCCATATTATATTTGAAGAAGGTGTATTAGCCGTGCCTAAAGAAAAACAAAACTTACAAAAATTATTATCATTATATCATCCAAGAAAAAACGCTGTATACACTGAGTGGGAACCAGAAACAATAGCAAAAGATGAATTAGATGATATTAATTTAGAAATAGAAGCCTTATTAGCTGCTCAACAAATGGACGTAGATCACGCTGAAGCAGTTTTAAGAGTAGAACAAGGTTCTAAAGTTAATACTTTAACTTCTAAAGAACTAAAAAGAGATCTACTTATAATGGCCAAGAAAAACCCAAAGTCTTTTATGGCTATAGCTGCAGATGAAAACGTTGGACTAAGAAATGTTGGGATTGTAGCTGAAGAAAGAGGTGTTATAAAACTATCTCAAGATCAAAGAAGTTTTCATTGGGGATCTAATAATAGAAAACTAATGAATATACCATTTGATGAAAATCCATACTCAGCTTTAGCCGCCTGGTTTAAAACTGATGAGGGTGTAGAAGTTTATAAAACAATTCAGAAAAAGTTACAATAATATGTAACTATAATATAGTGAAGGGTCACTACTGTGGCCCTTATCACTATTAACATAAAATATTAAAATGGCAATAAACGTAAACACTGTATACCAAACCGTTTTATTAATACTAAATAAAGAACAGAGAGGTTATATGACGCCTGTTGAATTTAATAAAATAGGTGCTCAATCTCAATTAGAAATATTTGAAACATATTTCGATAGTTTAAATCAACAGTTACGCGTGCCACAAGCCGATGTCGATTATTCAGATCGAGTCGTTAACATAAATGAAAAACTCTCTATATTTAAAGAGTTTGGAAACGCTACATCAATATCTTCAAGTAACGTTTTTAACTTACCACAACAATTAGGTCATAACACAGGTAAAGCCTCTGTTATAGGAATGGTCACAAACCCAACTGCTACAGCTGGTGCTACCACTCAGTATGCTATTGGTAATAATGGTGATGGTATTACTGTTACATCTGATCAAATTCAAAATGGAGTTGTTGAAGTTTTTGGTGGTAATAACTTAATTAGCCCATCTGAATATACTATAAATGGTATAAACATAGATTTTCATTCTCAACCTTCTACAGGTTTAACTTTATTAGTAAATTATTATCCTATACAATTTTATAGATTAGGTGATTTGTTTTATACAAATGGGGCTTTACCTGCTCAAGAGATAGAATTAGTAGGCGCAAAAGATTTATATCATTTATTAAGTTCTAACTTAACTAAGCCAACAACTACTTATCCAATATATACTTATAAAAATAATCAAGTAACAATTTATCCTACCACTATAAATAGCAACATAAGTTTATCGTATATAAGAAAACCTTTACCACCTATTTGGAATTTTACATTAGGTTCAAATAGTTCATATTTGTTTAACGCATCAACATCTTTTAACTTTGAAATACATCCAGCTGATCAAACAGAATTAATATTAAAAATATTATTATACGCTGGTGTTGTAGTTAAAAATCCTCAAATTGTACAAGTAGCAGCACAACAAATTGCTCAAGAAAATATAAATCAACAAAGATAATAAATTATGCCAGTACCAAACGGAGGTTTAATAACCGAAACTAATAGACAATATTACGCTGGAGCACAGCAGTTTACAGTACCAGCTACCGCTGTTAATCAAACTTTTACAAGTACTTTTAATACTAATTTGGTTTTTGGTGGATCAGATCCTGCTTCTAATGGTTACAATTTAAATAATTTTAAAATATTTACAAGTACTGATGCTCAAGTTTGGAGTGAATTAACGCCTGACGCTACAGCTACAACTGGAACTTCAAATGGTGTTCAAGGTCAAGGTAGCGCTAATTTAACTATAAATCCAGGTAACAATAGTATATTGCTTGGTATGAGCGCTTTTAAAGCAAATGGAACTTTAATAGGGGTTATTGAGTTAGTAAATAGTAATGCTTCTTTTAAAATTACAGGTGGAACTCAAGTAGCTGTGGCTAATTTAGACGTTATAACTTTTAAATTTGCTAGCCCTTGGACAATGTCTAGTCAAAACGTAATCACAGTTGTATCTTCTTTAACGGTTAATACTTATTTAAAAATACAATTAAATGAAAATACATTAGATGATGTACATGGTGATTATGAATATACTAGATTAAATGATGTAATTGATAATTTTTTAATAGCTTATGTTGGAGCTGGTAAATTAATACCTAGCGTAAAAAGAACTGATGTAATATTTCATGCTAAACGCGGTTTACAAGAGTTTAGCTATGACACATTAAAAAGCATCAAATCTCAAGAACTAACCGTGCCAACAACATTAAGTTTAATTATACCTCAAGATTACGTTAATTATGTTAATTTGTCTTGGGTTGATAGCTTAGGTGTTTTACACACTATATATCCTACAAACAATTTAAATCAATCTCCTTATTATACGTTTACTCAAGATAATGAGGGTAAACCTGTTCAAGACAGTAACGATGCAAATACAGAAGTTACATCGGAGATAAACAGTAGGTGGAATAAAACTAATCCTAGGTTTATAAGTGGTGGTTTTAAAAATGATTTAAACAACGCAAATGTTTTAGATCGTAGTTATTATGATGCATTTTTAGGTCAAAGGTATGGTTTAGAGCCTCAAACAAGTCAAAAAAATGGATGGTTTAAAATTGATTACAGAAAAGGTACTTTTAACTTTACTAGTAACTTATCAGAAAAACTTATTTTATTGGAATATATATCTGATGGAAATGCTTATGATCTTGATGCTAGAATACCTAAACTAGCAGAAGAAGCTCTATACTCACACATATTATACTCTATACTTTCTACAAGAGTTGGTATACAAGAATATGTAGTAAGAAGATTCAAACAAGAAAGAAGCGCTAAATTAAGAAATGCTAAAATAAGATTGTCTAATATTAAGCTTGATCAAATAGTTCAAGTTATGAGAGGTAAATCTAAATGGATTAAACACTAAATATGGCTGAAATTAAAAACAGTTTTCTAAGATCCAAGATGAATAAAGACTTGGATGATAGATTAATACCTAACGGAGAATATAGAGATGCGCAGAACATATCTGTAGGTAAATCTGAAGCTGATGATATTGGTGCTTTAGAAACTGTTTTAGGTAACACTTTAAAGTCAAATTTTGGATTAAGTAATAGCGCTATAGAAGTGGTTGGCCAGATGGCTATAGAAGAAAGAAATAGTATCATAGTTTTTTTAAGTGATTATACAGATCCTTACACAAATGGTAACCCTACATTAGCACCATCAACAAATAACTGTTATATATTTGAATATAGTAATGGAACCGCAACAAAATTAGTAGAAGGTAATTTTTTAAATTTCTCTATAAACAAACCTGTTTTAGGTATAAGTGTTATAGAAAGTTTATTATTTTTTACAGATAATAGAAATCAACCTAGAAAAATAAACATAAATTTAGCTGATGATGGAGCTTATTATACTCAAGAAAGTGATATATCTGTTGCAAAATATAATCCATATAAACCTATAAGCTTTTTAAAAACAGTTAACACTACAACAACGACATCTGGTTCAAGCTCTACGTTAGCTATTGCAAATACAACTGGAATTGAAAAAGGTATGTCTGTTGTAGAATACGGTAATACAAACATAGAACCACAAGATTATATATATGTAACTAACGTTGTAACTAATACATCTGTTACATTAAATACTTCAGTTTCAGGCTTAACAAGTGGAGATACAATTTATTTTATTTCTACTACAATGACAGGAGAAAATATTACTTTTAATTTTGTAAGCAGTGCATTTGTTTACGGAACAGATGTCATTGATGCAAAGGAGGATGATATTTGTGAACCAGGTGGTTTTTATTCTATTACTAAGAGGTGTGCAGAACAGTTACTTATATCGTATTGTAAAACATTTAATATTAAATATCGTATTTTAAGAATTGCTAATGTTTATGGTGACGATAAGACTATTTCATCACAGAAGAATGTTCTTAAGTTTCTCATTAGTTTAATGAAAGAAGATAAACCAATTACTCTTTATGATGATGGTATGCAACTTAGAGATTACATGCACGTTAGTGATATATGTCGTGCTCTGAAACTTGTTATAGAAAGGGGTGAAGAAAATTCTATCTATAATATTGCAGCAGGAGATCCTTTACCTTTTAAAACAATTATGGAAATGGCAAAAGATTACTTGGGTAGTAAGAGTAAATTTAATTATACTGAGTATCCTGAGTTTAATAAGGTTGCACAGGCATACAATTATTCCGTTAATGTAGATAAATTAACAAAACTGGGATTCAAACCATCCATCTCTTTTGATGAAGGGTTGCGATCTTTATGCATTTAATGTATAATATAAATTAAGGAAATGTTTTACTATGAGTGAATACAAAAAAACAGCATTAGTATTAGGTGCAGGTGGATTCATTGGAAGTCATATGGTCAAAAGACTTAGATCTGAAGGTTACTGG